AACCCTTCGCCATAAAAATTAAAAGTAAAATCTAAATTAAAAACAGCAGATACTTGATCGTCACCAGCATTTAAACTAGTAACACCACTTTGGGTAGTTAGATCAAATAATGGTTGGTTGTTTTCATAGATATAATTAGCAAAAGAAAAATTACTAATTAAAAAACTAAGAATTATTAAATTCTTTTTCACAAGTACGTCGGCTTTTTTTCACACCCCTAAGAGTTTTAGTTTTGGTACAACTGGCTATGTATTTTGTTTTTTGTTCTATGTAATCAGGACGATCTTTCATATTACTAGACCAAGCTACTGTTGCTTTTTCTCCTATCTTACCCATATAGGGACAAGGTGTGCCAGCCATTTCCATAGCTTTAAATACTCTAGGATCCTGACAAAGAATAGCAACTGCAGCTACTTTCATACCAGTGTCATATAAGTATTTAGATAATTTTAGTCGTTCACAGTTTTCATCTCGTACAGATTTACCCGTAGAAAACCCAAACAATTGACCCTGAAACGCCCCTGACACACCAGTAGTACATAAGTCTTGTGAGTAAGACATGATGCTAGGTGCAATAGCAGAAGCAGGTGGTGAGTTAATATCTTGTTCTATTTTTTGCGTAGAAGTAGATGTATTGTTATTAGTATTAGTCGCAGTATTGTTATTAGTGTTTACGTTTTGATTACTGGTACTAACATTACTAGTACTAGTGCTAGTATTAATATTAGTAGAATTATTAGTATTAGTATTTGTTACAGTTTGAGTAGCAGTAGAATTAACAGTGCTATTGCTAGTACTAATATTGGTATTTGAATTAGTGTTGGTATTAGTGTTAGTAGAGACATTCGTATTATTATTCGTGTTCGTATTATTATTTGTATTGGTATTTGTCGTAGTAGTAGAGTTAGTAGTGTTTAAACTGTTGCCCTCACAATACTGTGTACCCATAGTACAGTCACCTGTTTGTGCTGCCTGAACGGTTATTGACATACCTCCTATAACTCCGAGTAGCATCCAGCCACTTAAGGAGAGAAGTTTTTTCATTTAAAAATATTATACAATATCTAATTACCGGATTCCCACTCTTTTAATGCTTTCCAGTATTTTTTTAAACCTTTGGCTATGTAACGCCAAAATTTTTTCATACCATCAGGATTAGAGTTCTCTGCTATTAAAATTAAAATACAAAGACTAAGTGTCGTCAGTAATATAAAATTCATGTGCCATAAATTCATACAAGGTTCTAAAGTCCTCTAAAGTTAAAAAAGGTACATTCTTCCTAATATGCAATTTACGATATTCATCATAAACTAATTGTAATTGTTGTTCTTTATATAATATCACTTTGGCTGTTCATAGCCATCTGGTCCTTCTGGCCACGCTATCTTAGAAGCTTCATCGGTATCGGTGTAATTAACAGGTAAATCTCTTAAAGCTTGTCTGTAAGCAGCCCATTCTGCTTTTTCTGCATCAGATAATTGACAGTCAGGCAGTTGTGTCCAATCACAATTTTGTAATAAAATTTTTCTTCTAGTTCTAATTGAAAGTAAAGCGTACTCGATTGGTTCTGGTATAGGCTCCCAATCAGTGCCATTCCATCTATGTTGTAATGAGGGTGCAGCTTCTTCTTTATATGCATGAGTTTCTGCAGGAATATTCTCTATTATTGCAGCTTTGTCTGTTTCAGTTATCCATTCTTTAATACTACTAACTGAACCAGTTTCTTTTTCATATACTGTAAGTATGCCGCTCATCGTTAAATATGTTGCCTAAATATAGCTAGTTGTGTTGATCCAAACATGTGTTGCCCTGCTGAATTTGGACCTGCAAGACTTGTGCCGCCCCAAACATTAAAATGATAAGTACCTGCAGTTAAAAAATCACTGTTAAAAGACATTCTCAGTTGTGCTCCAGAAGAACCCATATTGTGAAAATCTACCCAAGACGATCCTTTATTAAACTGAGTTGCAGTAGTTGTTCCTGTGGCTCCAGAACCATTTGTTTCACTTGCAACATATTGTGACTGAGTTGTACCTGTAGTACCAAAAGATGCAGTTATAAATAGCCTTTCATCCTGAGTATAAGTAGCAAAAAAAGTAGTGTGTACTGTTCCTGCATAATACCCTTGAGTATTTGATAACACGGTAAAAGAAAGACTTCCAAGTCTTTTTAAATGAATATTGTAATAGACACCATTATGTAATTTGTTGTAAGCAAAATAAGGTACGCTAGCTCCAAAAGTAGTCCCAAATCGCATATTGTCCTCTACCACACACCTATAACCAAAACAGCCACCACCATGTACACCACCATTAGAATGAAGAATAGTGCCATCTCTATCTATATCTGAAATTGTAGCTGAGCTAGTTGTTTCTACTTTTATGGTAGAGTAAGAATGTGCAGTTCCTTTTAATACACCATTTACTGAGTTTGCTGCTATTCTGTCTGCATTTAAAGTACCCGTATTAATTTTAGCAGCGCTCAAATCACTTATTTTTGCATTTGATATTGCTGCATCAGCAATAACACCAGAACTTGCAGTAATTGTACCTGCAGTCATTTTAGCTGCAGTAATAGTACCAGCTGCTATTTCTTGTGCTGTAATAGCTCCCGCTTCAATAACAGTGTCAGCATTTGAACTGGTGATTTTAGAAGTAGTAACATTAACAGCACCAGCAAACTGTCCAAATATATTAGAAGTAGATACGTGTCTAACCCAATAATAAAAATTAGAATTAAAATCTACTGTATCAACCCATACGTGCGCTCGAGTAGTATCAATACGTATCGCACTACCTATATTATTACTGGTATGACGCCATACTTCAGTAAAAGCAAAATTACCAAACTGTGGTAAATCCCATTGTAATATAATTTTTTGAAATGCTCCTGCGCCTGATAAACTTGTAACATCTGGTGGCACTTCAAGATCAACTAAACCACCGACAGGTACAAAAGTAGTAGAAGGAGTGCCCGCATTTGGGTTAAAAGGCTCTTCTAAAAAATTTTCTGCTAAGCCAGAATCAATAAGTTCTCGTACTGTTATAGCCCTGTCTTTAGGGTCACCTACAGTACCTAAACGTACTTTTAAAGCTTCATCGACAGCATTTAAATAAGTCTTTAACTGAGGATCAGTGTTAGACGGAATAGGTGGTATCGCGGGTAATTTAGTTCCTGAACTAGCCATTATATACCTCGTAGTTCGTCAATAGACTCCCCAATACAAATTTCATTAATAGTATGAGCGCCTGATACTTCGACTGCATAAGTTTTATGTACACCAGTAGGTAGTCGTAAAATTGGTTCAGTAATCGTAGTGGCGCCAAAAGAAGTGGGTGCAGAACCTGTAACACTAAACACCGATCCTGAAGCAGTAATTGTAGCGTCAAAAATTTCTGCACCATCACCAAAAACTTTTACCGTTATGCCTGATCCAGAATATGCGTCAGCTTCTACTTTTACAAAGTTCATACTAGTGGGCCTAGGTAAAACAAATTCTTTAGTTTTAAACGTTTGAGTGTTGTTAGTTGTACTGCCTTGAAAGAGTTCAACTTGTGCGTTACCACCACCAGAGTCGTAATCAATAAGGTACAGTTCATTATCGTCTGGGTCAGTAAAACCACCTTGAGCATGGCCAGTAGCTATAGAGCTAAGGTTAGTTAAAGCATTTTTACCGCCACGCGGATCAAATAAAAAAGCACCATAGTTAGAACCATCATAATATTGACCTACATACCTACCCTGCCAAAGAAAACCTTTAATAGTAGCGGGATAATACTGAGCTTGCCATTGTTTTGGAGTAATTAAACCTTCAGTAAGTATAACTATTTCACTACCAGAAACACCTATTAAACCATCAGGTGAAGCATAGATAGCCAAACCACCCATATCAACTAAAGACTCTTTATTTAAACAAGCTTGAGCTGCTTCCATACGTACTACACTCATTGACTGTGGGTCTGTACCTGCAGCTAAGTAAGGTGTACCTTTTGTAGCTATAAATAACATCTGTCCTGCCATAGCAATACCAACAATCTCTTCTTCAAGAGTTATACGAAAAGCTACTGGCCAAGCGTGGGGTAAAAATGGTTCAGAAAAACAAATTCTTTTACCAGTAAACCCAGCAAAAACACCATTTGCCATAGCTGTTAGACCTAACATCTGTCCATTTGGGTATGTGCTGCTATCATCATCTGGTGGCGCAATATGAAAAGTACTAGGGATAAGTTCTGCTAATTGATCATTATTTAAATTATCTGTAGTGCTAGCAGTAGCTAAAGTTACTTCTTTAACAAATTGAAAGTTAGTTGTGTTTGACCCTGTATTAGATCTATAGATACGTTTATTAGCTAGGTTAGTGTTACT